CTCAAGTTGTCCCCTTCTTGAGCAAATTGTAGACCAAAATTGAGCAAAACCGTGCTCAAAGCTTAGGCTTGGCGAACGTCACTTCAGTCAGCTCCGGGGTACCACGTGATGGCTGTCCCGACTGTACGTGCAGATCACAAGGAGCGCGTAGATCTATGCTGGTCGTGCCCAGGGCATCGTCAGATGATAGACGCGTTAGGTGAAAGAGACTTCCTCAAATACAAGCGGTGGGAGGAAGCCGACGAGGGATATTGGCGGATCACCCTACACTCCAACCGTTGCGAGCGCTGCAATAATAACGGTGTCCATTCAGTGATGCAGGATTACACTGGGGACGTGGAGGTGTGCCTCACCTGGAAGCAATACCATGACGGATTGCTGGCTGGGTCTGTAGGCGCAGTAACTGTGGCACCGGAGCGTGTCCAGGGGGGTTCCATTCAAATGTCCAACATGAGACATAATACGCCGAAGGATGGTCAAGGTGGAAAGGACGGGTTGTATGTCACATCCCTTTCTGCATTGTGGCCACTCATCACTTCCGCGCTCGTAAGTGATGAAAGGATGACAGACCACCGGTCTTATCTCACGAGATACCTCAGCGCATGCTGTGGTGGCACCACGCACCGCCTCAAGCAGTGCCTCTGGGTTCCTTTGGAGACCGTCCAGGACCAGATTGAAGTACTTGGGGCCGAGAGAGAGCGTGAGCTCGTGCTGGCTCGTGAGAAAGAGGCCCTCGCTGCAGAGAAGGCTGCGGAGAAAGCTAAACTGAGCGAGAAACCTAGTGGGTTCACTGGGAAAGAGTGGTACTTGCACACACCATTGCCAAAGGTGGATGGCACTCCTATGAAGTTGAGGGAGATGGTGACGTTGCCAAGAACAGACAGGTTGGCGAGCAAGCTGCCAGGAGTGTGCCTTTGCTTGGATGCAATGACGGCTCCCGGTCTTGGTTTGGAAGCAGACGCGCTTGCAGTGGGATTTGGTCCCGACGCGGGGAAGTGCTTTTATGCAAACACCCCGATGAACCTCGCAGAGGGCATCAAGCAGCGGATGGAGATTCCACACGTGCCGGTGACACTTACAGCAGATGAGATTGCGGAAATCTCAATGATTGTGGCAAAGGTAGTGGAATTGATTGAGAGCGACAAGCTCATCGACGAGATTGCGGAGCTCATGTTGTTTGGCGAGAAGATCACCGGGTTGAATGGTGACCTAGCATCCAAGAAGTGGAGCCAGACAAGAGCAGGCAATGCGTTGATGCAGGCTATCGCTCGCATCATGCCGGAATACCAATTCCAGGCTGCAATCAAGATCGAGCCTATGCAACCAGCGGTAGGCAAGAAGGCAGCAAAGCCACCTAGGGTGTTGATAGCGGATGGGGATGTGGGAGCTGTTATGTCAGCGTTCTCACTTGGCGTGCTGGAACGCTGGACCTGTGCCCGCTTTGGACATCAAATGATAAAGGGCAAAGCAAAATGTGATGTCATGGAGGACATCGTCAACGCCACAGAATACCGGCCTCCATTGCACAGTGGAGGCCTTGGTGAAGCATTAAAGGGAGTAATGCTCGAGAATGATGGTTCAGCATGGGACGCATGCTGCAGCTCGTTTCTCCGTGAGCTCACGGAGAATCAGCTGTTGGACGCCATCTATAAGCGACTGACAAAGTACGTTTGTCCGTACAACGCATTCTCGGACGCGCGTCAGAAAGCCGACAAGAAGAAACACATCAAGATCGGCCAAGATGCACGCAAGGTAACTGTGGAAGCGATGATGGGGAATGAGAAGCTCGACGAGAACTACTTGTACAGTGCGATGTGCAAGAAGATGTTCAGGACGACGATCCTGAGCATCAGACGTTCGGGCGACCGCGGCACTTCGATATTGAATTGGTGGATGAATAAACTCATATGGACTTTTGTCCTATGCGGTGGCCCCAATGGAGCGAAGGCGGTACTCAGAAATGCCCAAGTCCTTGTAGACTGTTTCGGGACGCGTCGTCGATTCCTCTTTTGGTTTGAGGGGGATGATAGTTTGATTTGGTTGTCCGGTGGTAACTTTAGCGAGCTTGAACTATTCGTGATGCACGAAAAGTGGGTCAGATGTGGAATGAGACCCAAATTGTTCATGCGGACGAACAGGAGAAGTTACGACGTGGCGGAGACCAAGTGGACCGATGACAGCGAGGCCGAGTTTTGCGGCTGGAAGTTCACCACCAACGAGACGGGTTTGGAGCGAGGCACCGCGTGCCCCGACATGCCGCGTTTGTTGGCGAACTGCTTCTATTCGTCCGATAAGTCGGCGATCAAAGCAGCTCAGAGTGGCGACTCCAGCGCCTTTGCCCTGGCTGTGGGCCCGGCGCTTATCGCGCGCGCGGCTCAAATAGCCACCACGTGTCCGAGCGTGACGACTTGGCTGCTTAACCTAGCAGCAAGCATTGGAGACGCAGATCTCCATACGGCGGAATTTACCCGTGATGACATGTACAAGCTGGGCGCAGAGCGGGAGATGGAGGGGTTGCTTCCCGAGGGATGGAAGCAGGTGAACCTCAACCGCTACTGTGAAATTTCGTACGGTTCTTTTCTGGACCGAGCGAATGTATCAGTGAGCACATGTTTGGCATCAGGGGGCCTCGCGCGAGAGGCTAGTCTCGCAATCGCGCACAAGTGGGTTGATACGGCTGATGAGTGGAACGAATTCTTGGACAAGCTTCCACTCATCAACCTCATGACTACGCGTGCTGAGTTCGAGGAGGTCCTGCCTCCTCGGATGCGTAAGTGAACCCGCTTCACCATGGGACAACTTTGGGTTGTAAGTTGCATATCGGGAGGTGCCGAGGAGAACAAGCATGTTACTCCGGAGCTGCCACCATGTGCATCTTGTCAGTCCTAAGCGTTTAAGTTTCAGGGCGCTAGCCACATCCGTTTCCTAATAAGTTAGGACCGGAGTCAGCTCGAGGCACTATGGTTGTGTCTTACAGCTGGCGTTGACACCGGACCGCCCAGGTAGGGATTCTGGGTGTGGCAGAGCGTTGTCATTGGGGCGTGGCAGGCGTGTTTGGTGTGGTGACACCATTCATCCGCTGTCGCGAGTAGGGAGCGCACCCGACTGTGTCCAACTCAAGGGACGTGGGGCGTCGGTGTTCAAGACATAAAGCTGCCTAACCTTATGCCATTTTGGCGGTCAGCAGTCACCATGCGGGGAATCAGACGGACTTGACCCGGTCTTGGGAGATGTCACGGACAGGCACTGTTCTGCCGGGAGGTAGGACACCCGTGTGTATTAAATGAGGAGGCTCGTCCTCGCTCCCCGAATTACCTTCGGAGGGCCTTAGCCGAAAAGGTCCCAGAGCCAATTAGCGGCGTGTATCCACCACGTGAAGGTGAAGGCCATCCCCGGTTGCTAATGACGGCGGCACAATCCAGAGATCTGGACGGGGCAACCAGGCACTCTATCGAGATGAACCTGAAGCCACTGCGTATATATAAAGGTAGTGGATAGGGGCAGTGCAAGGTTGATGGTGACGGTCCCGCGGAGCGCCTGAGGCGCGCGCAGGCAACTTCTTATGGGCTTGGGGAGTTGTTTGTGTCTTACTTGAGGTTATCATTTGTTAGCCGATAGATCAGCTTATCCTTGGTACTGCAGGGTTAGGCTGTCCGTGGAGTCAGCAGTACAGGCAAAGTTTCAGACTACCTCGACAGGGGTGGTACGTGTGGGGTCGTGTCCTTGTTCAAGTTGTCCCCTGACAACACGACACATGCGGGCGGTAGCTGTGCTCTTAGGTGAAGCACTTTTCGCGGCAGCCTACTATTTGAGGCAGAGAATTCGCTATGGCGCGGATTGGCAAGAAACGCAATGCTCAAAGCCGCTTTGCAGCTTTGAAGAAGCTCAAGAGACAGTCCCGGCCATTGCGGCAGGGAGTCGGAGTGATTAGCAAGTATTCCGGGATAGCCACCAAGAGCAAACGTCGACAGAAGGCGAAACCTAAGGTGAATTATCTTCGTGCGTTGAACGCTAATTGCCCTCAGCACCTGGCTTTGCCACGTGCTGTGGGTCCCTATACTGTTGTGCGGACTACCATGGTGGTGTCAGCACCGTTGCCAATGTTCTTGTTTGGCACGTTTCAGTGGGAATACGCCGACTCCAGCGATACATATGATGGTACTCCAGCGTGGACTAACCTTTGTTGTATCGGCGGGAATAGTCTTTCAGGCAAGACGAGTGCCATAGATGGCAGTACCTTTTGGTCGACCCCAGGGATAAACTCGAGTGTTTTAGGGGACGCGGTTTCATTAGTGCCCAGCGCAATGACAGTGCAATGCATGAATCCAGGTGCGCTACAGACAACGCACGGTATCGTTTATTGCGGTGGCATGCCGGTAGTTCCCAAACTTTTGGGAGACATCTACAGGACTTGGGGAAACGTGGGGTCACAGTTTGTGGCCTTCGGAAAGCCCAGGTTGTGTGCGGCAGCCAAGCTCGCGCTTTCAGGCGTTGAGCATTCGCTGGTGCCCATGAACATGAACACGCTGTCAGACTTCACACATCTACATGATGTGGTTGGAGCTCCGACCGTTAGCAGATGGTACACCTCTACTGGTGTTAGCGTCCAGCCTTCAGGTTTCGCACCCTTCGTGGTGTATAACCCAGATGAGATTGATTTGCAATTTCTGGTTACTGTGGAGTACCGCATGCGGTTCGACATGGAACATCCTGCCGCTAGCACGCACACATTCCACGATCCGGCTTCCATGGGTGCATGGCATAGCGTGGTGAAAGGAATGACCGAGCTTGGTCACGGTGTCAGAGACATCGCTGTGGTTGCGGCTGAAGCAGGGGCAGCCGTGGGGGGTTTGATTCCCTAATTGGCGCAGCGCCTTTCTGGGCGGGAGGATGATTGGTCCTCCACTGCGTCGTTTAACGCTTTGAGATACTATAGTGGAGGCTATAGTTGATCAGCTGCGCGTGTACAGGACACCTGAGAGTGTTAACGCTGCGCAGTGGTTGTGTCTTACAGCACTAGAGTACATTCGCTGTGGTGAGTCCACGGTTTGTCTCCAGTTGTGAGTGGACATGACCAGAGCTTTTAAGTCCTCCCAGTCTGACCTAGGCCAGGCTGAGTTTCTGAATGGTAGTCACACCCGTATACGTACATTTTTGGTGTTTTACGTTCCCGACCACCTAGATGTTGAAGCGCTCCCGGAGACCTGCACGGCGAAGCCTTCCATCGAAAAGCTAGGGAATTTCACACCGGTAGTATGCCCTTCCAGCAGGCAGCTGGCGAACCTATAGACTTTGTTTAGTGACCTTAAACTAGTCGTTCTGATGCTCTACGGAGCAAATGTAGG